CTTTTTTCTTTATCGATTGCAGATTGACCAACCCAAAAAGAACGAAATGTTTCACCCCAAGTGTTTGGACGTTTTGATACTTTATATCCAGATGGTGCAACACCTTTCCAATTTGAAACCGCATTTTTATATTCGGTTCTATGCTTTGCACGTTGTGTATGTTCATTATCAACAGCCATATTACGAATATCGCGAGCCGATTTATATTTTTTGCCAGCATTTCGTTGTTTTCGAAAAATTTGTTCAGCTCTTACATAACCGTTACTATCACTTTTACTAGAAAACATTCCAAATAATCCACTATTATCGTTATCATCACTTGTACTTTTTTGTTTATTACCATATTTATCGTATTTATATTTATTACTTTTGCTTGAAAGATAAACGCCAATACCAGCAGTAATTAATAATAAAAACATTAAATCGTTCATATTTATTATATTATACCCACATAAAAGAGTTTTTGTTTCATCTTCTTTAAAGAAATAAAATACAAATAATCGGATAGAGAATGATGATTATTTGCTTAAAATATCTTCCACTTTAAAAATCGTCTTCATCGTCAAACTTGGATAATCTCTCAATTTACTTTTACATCCAAGAATTCTATGCAAAATATGATGACTTGTGTTTTCTTCTAAATCATCTTCTTCTTCACTTTCGGATTCGGTTTCAGTATTGTCAATATCGTGATTATACATAATTGCAATATTCTCGCAAATTTCTTCCACCTGTCCTCGTTTGTTTTCAGTTTGGATAAAATCCCACATCAATGATGTTAATTCGTGTGTGAGTGATGACAATTTTTTCAATTGTATTTTTTTATTTTTTGTTAAACGAACATAAAAAGCAGACAATGCACGACGTTGTTCATTTGCTTTGTTTGCATTGCAAAATTCATCATAATGTGTATTTGGATCATATATCACCATATTTCGAAAAGTGTCGATGTATAAATCAATACTTCTTTGAAGAGGAAATTGCAAATATCGAAATGTATTCATTAAATCTGTATACAAATCGGCATACACCAAAACAAACATTTTATTAGTTGACATCAATTGGAATAAATCGGTCGCAACACTCTGTTCCTCCAAAGGAAGAATAGTGTTTAAAACATCAATGATATTCGAACGCACATCGCAATAATTTTTATCTGTTAATTTGTTTAATGAATTACGAATTTGTTGAATTGGATTGTTGGAAGTAATGCTGGCAGTTTTTTTAATACTTGCCTCCCATTCGCTTTCATCCGCTTCGTGTACTTTATTTCGATGACGTTTTGTGCCATTTGTTTGATTATAAATGACAGACAATGAGGTGGGTTCTTTTGCAACTTTCTTCACAAAAGACGGATATTTTAAATTATCGTGATGCCCAATTTGACGTGCAAATGCAGTAATGTTTGAAACCACATCAGGTGAAACAGAATATTCAAATCCTTCATCAATGATAGCACGAACATTTGCCAATGAATACAACATTTTGCCTAAATATGGTTAATAATATATTTTAAATCATTTTTCTTTTTCTAAAGGTGTCATTTAGCAAAAGAAAAATAAGTTGTGAATCTGATTTATATAAGTTAATGATTAACTTCAATAATATGCTATTTGTGCATTTACATTTTCATTTGTAATCGGAACATAAGGCGGAGGCGGTGGTGCCGAAGGTGTTTCCACATATGTATTCAAATGTGTCGTTGTTTGGATCATATATTGTGCTTCGAATAATCACATTCAAATCACCGCATGTAAGCGTTTGCAATTGTGTCAATTTATGTCCATATGTTTGCGGACTGATTGCAATAATGATGGCAATTAAATCCGCTTTTGTCAACGGCATATCTGCACGTTTCATCTGTGTTTCCGCAATTTTCAATGTATTGTTCATATTAAAATTTGAGTCAAGTAAAACAGATATTTGTGTATCAACATTACTGTTAGTAGTTGTTTGAATTGGAAACTGTGCAATGCTATTTTGAATTACATTAATTTCATCAATTCTCTTTTGGACAATTTGCTGTTTTGCTTCTGTCTTTTGTTGTTTGTTCACATTTTGTGGGTTCGCATTGTTTCCACCCATCTTTTTTTCTTTTACAATTTGCAAAAGAAATGAAATTGTTTCATTTTTTTGATGGAAATAATCTTGTGATTATTTTCATCATAAAATTCTCCAAAGAGAATTGTTATTTAATGGGAGTTTATTTCATAGTAATTATCGTCGTCATTTGTTGATGATAAATAATCGCCATTTTCAAAGTTAAAATTAAACATAGGTGGTGAGTCTAACATAATTCGTTTTTTAATGTCATCAAGTTCAGCACTTCCATTTATTCGTTCGAGTGTATTTTTCTCACTACCAATGTTATCAAATTTATTATGATCAAAGGGCGGTGTTTTATATTCATTTGTTGTATTTTTCACAGGTTGTTTGTTTTTATCAAATTGTTTGTTATATTTTTGTATACATTCGTCTTCCATTCCTCGTTCTTTTTTAGTCAATATTTGAAAATCTCCTCCACTTTTATTCAATTGTCGTAAAAATGCATCTGCATCATATTCCTTTAAATTTACGTTTGTATTTATTATATTTGTTTGTTCTTTTATTTCATCTTCTTTTTTTTCTTCTTTCATTTCTTCTAATAAGTTTTCCAATTGTTGGCTATTTAATAACTCTTTTTCTTTTATCTCTCTTTCCACTCTCTCTTTTTCAATCTTCTTTTCGTTATTTAAAATACGCAATGCATCTAATGCGCCTGCAATGTTTCCAAAGTTTTCAAAGAGAAGTTTGGAACATTCCGCAGGTGAAATCATATAATCATCTAATTGCATTATTTGTTGAACCATACTTTCATCCAATTCGTAATCATAATAATGAGAAACCATTTGCATAATCATCTCACGTCTACATTTGGTAAATTTCACGGTGATATCAAAACGTCCAGGGCGAATTAATGCGTGATCTAATTTTTCAATCCAGTTGGAAGTCATAATTAAAATACGCCCAGGGGTTTCCAACACGCCATCAAGTAGATTCAAAAGAAAAGATAATGTAATCTTGTCGCCTGTAGACACTGTTCCCCCGATTGGGTTTGTATCGAGGTCTTTAATTTTTACTAACTGTGTACTACCTCCTTTGTTTGCATCTTCAATAATTTTTGTTAATTGTTGCACTTGATTTTGTAAATTGTCAATGAGTTTTTTATCTGCACTGCGTTTATCAATCAAAGTACGTTCCATAACAACTTCACTTTCGCAATCCACATCTTCCAAAACATAAATGCGTTTATCAATGGGAATAGAGAATTGTTCTGTTTTGCCATTTTGTGTCACATTGATAATATCATCGTAAAAGAGATTTTCAAGTTGTGTTTTAGTCATCTTGTCATTAAAGGAAATATTAACAATATGTCGTTTGAGTTCATTTGAAAGACATTTAATGGTAGATGTTTTACCAGCACCCGCTTGTCCAGACAAAAGAATACCTAGAGTATACGGAATGCCTTTATCATTATACCATTTTTGATTATCACGAAAGAATTCAACTCTTTTGCGAATAAGATTTGATTCAACGCCAAATACATTATTAAACCGACGATTTGTAAAAAAAGGTTTCATTGTAAACTGCATATAAGGTGTAGTATTTCTGGAAGTTGGAGCAGATGTATTTCCATAATAGGTTTGAGTTGAAGATGCAGATGTGTTGTTTGTTTCAAATTGACCTTGAAGTTCATTAAAGTAAAAGATTTGATTACCAAGCTTATTCTTAATTTTGTTTAAATAATCACGAACAATTTTATCCGTTGCATCTCGTAATTCAACCATATTAAGCGTATAGCTATATATTTCAATACATTGTGATTGATTATTTGGATGACGTGAAACAGCCGTGTTTTGTTGTGAGGAAGATTGTTCAGAATTACCAATACCATCCATAGATCCCCCACCTGAAATACCATTTGTTAAACAAGCATACATGTCATTTGTAATTTGTATAGGTTCATAATAATTCAAATTAAAATTATTATTTTCATAAATAATGGATTTTGTTTCTTTTAAGTTAGTGAGCATATCGGTAATAGCGTGTGAAATTGGATGTTTCGTGTCGTTTAAATCTAATTTAATAGTAATCGAGGTTTTAGTTTTGGTAATAAGATTGGTAATATTAGATGAAACATTCGAATGTATTTTTTTAGTGATAAAATTAGATGTAAATTTGACAAAAAAATCCCAAATATGTCGTGCGTTTACGAGAAACCATTCCACAAATGCCATCGCAATTAACGACCATATGATAGACATAAAATTATTTCCAGTTGAATCTGGTTTTACCATCATCATAGTCAAAAGCATAGGTTTAATTGTATCAAATATATTACCATTTGAATGAAGATTATAAGATGGAATGGTTGGTATATGAGTGTTCATTATATATAAAAAACAAACAATGTTTAAATAAAAATAAAACAAAAAATGAATGAACAACAAAAAAAATAAAACACCAATTAACGAAGATATGATAAATATAAAACGAATGCTTCAAAAAGAATTATCAAAACAAAAATATCCGGATCATATTGTATATAATCAGGGAATAATTTCGTATATAATCAATCATCCAACAATACCAATTGAATATGCCATCAAATGTTATGAATTTATATCAACAAACACAAACAAAAGTTTATATGAAAAAATAACAACACATATTGAGGTATTTAATTATTCCACACAACATAATCAATCGCAGTCAATGAACTTGTTATCTTTAGAGAAATACGATTCGATGAGATCTCAAAAGGAAGGAATATTGATGTATTTAATAGATATTAATTATGACGTAAATAAAATAACGTGTCGGCATATGGTGGATTATATATACCAACTATTGCAATATTTACCGAGTGATGGAATGATTGAAGACATATGTGATGTCTGGGAATACAAAAATACAGTTATATTGAATGAGATTGATTTATCTAATGAGGTATTGCATTCTTTTGAAACTCATATTACAAAAGAAATAAATAGCGGTGATGTTTTATATGAATACATAAAACAACACAAAACACCAAATCGGGCATTTCATTGGTTTATGCGAAGAGTAATGGATTGTGAAGATTTAATCGATAATATTCAAATGAGAAAGTATAGTGAAGTTATTACAAAAGAAATATTTGATGAATTGATGCTGACCTGTCAACACCGGTAAACTGGACACCGGATGTCGCAAAAGAAACAAATAGTTATGTTGGCATAAAATCAACACATAATTCATTTTCTTTCGAAATATATGGCAAAGCTGAAATACATATGCAACTAAATGCAGACATTATGAAACATGTTAAACACAAATACACAAATACATTTGTTGACATAATACAACTTTATTTCTTTAGAGATTATATGCCGTTTATACACAGTTATAATGGAGCAATGAAAATATTGAATTCCATTGGAAAAGGAACGTGTAAAGGAAAATGTAAGCAAACATGGATACGTAATTTTAAATATGCGTTGAGATCAAATAAAAATCCATTACGTCTGTCTAATTTTGAACGAAAAAATATGACGAAAAAAAATAAGAGAAATGTCTGAACGAAATGCTGTGAACTTTCATAGTTTATCTTTAAAGAAATATAAAACAAGAAAATCGCCACCATTCTCTGCGAATAAAAACTGTGGAAAGTCAATGGAAGGCAATGATGGAAACATATATGTATCAAAGCCGAATAAAAACGGGGTATGCAAATGGATAAAAAAATAAAATACAACAAGTGATTTTATTTTTTTCTATATTTGGATTTACAATTCGAGTTGTGTCTGTATGGCATGATATAATATTTCTTTTTTGAAATTCTTTCCATTTTCATCCAAATGTGGAATATTCATTTGTTGACACATATCTACCAAATCTTGAACTTTATAATGCGACATGCAATACATTTTTGTAGTCGGTGTCTCTAAAGGAAATAAGCCATTTAAATAATTTGACACCTTATTGTATGGAACAATTTCATATTGAAACACATTTCGATCATATGGTTTCATAGCGGTTATTATGTGAAACAATGAATTATCATTAATAATTGTATCATCGTCGACAATATCTGGATTTAACTGAAAATACATTTTGTGGCGGATATAAATCACATTTTCTTTAGTAAAAGTGGCACAAAGATATAAAAATGTATCGAAAGTAATATTAGATTGGTTCATCGTAAGTTGTTCTTCAATAGAAGAATAGGACAGAATGCGTTTAAAAAGAGGCGGAATTGCAATTTTTTGTTTAATGGCAAATATATCACGAGTATTTTTATGAATGTCCAAATAAGACGGAACATCAAAACGAAGAATATAAAAAATCCACCAAAGCGAATCTGAATTGGTTTCATGTATTGTCCATTTTTTCACATTGTCTTGCTTTTTTGACAAGGGTGCAACAAATTTCACTTTCGAATAATTTGCAATGTTGTCAATTTGTTTTTTAATGAGTTGCACATAAGACCGATCGACTGCAAATGATTTAAATGGGTTCATTTTATTGTCATAAAAGATAAATCTAAATAACAATTTCATTTTTTCAACTGTTTTCAAATGTGGAAGACTGATAATTTTCAATATTTCTGCACTGTTCTTCTCTTTCACTAAAAATACGATCTTGAATTTTAAGATAATCAATATATTTTGATAATTTATCGATAACATCGGATGACAATTCGTTCATATTAATATAAACACCATAACGATTTTCATTGATATGAACATTGCCGTCCATATGAAGGATACGAAGGATTTCAATTTGATTAAAAACAGGCATCGCTTCAATTGTATCTTTTAGTTGAGATAATTTATCCATATATTGAAATAATGAAAAATGGCTTTAGATAAAAAATGAAACAACCAATTTATCTTTTTTGAGATGATTAAAAAATAAAATGTGCAAAAAAATATGTCAAACTATTGGGACAATTGTAATAATGCTTCCATTAACTATACTCTTTTTCATATTAATTGTGATGATTGGAATATTATCAACACTTATAAGTGTATTTATAATGTGTCCGATTGAATGTGTAATTTGTCGAAATATAAAATTAACAGAGGAATTTATACAGTATTGTTGGATAAAAATGCCAGATATATTGGGACATACATTGCAACAAATATTTGACAAAATATGGGAGATTAAAAGAGTTGAAAAAGATGGCATACTAGTGTAAATAATATGTGTCATTTTATTGAAAATGAATATATTATTTCTTTTATGAATGGAGACAATATCCCAAAAGAGAATAAATTATATGCCAGCACAATTGACGGCGACCAATGTAATTTATTTTCTTTTATGAACGGAGACAATATCTCAAAAGAAAATAAATCATATGCCAGCACAATTGACGGCGACCAATGTAATTTATTTTCTTTTATGAATGGAGACAATATCTCAAAAGAGAATAAATCATATGCCAGCACAATTGACGGCGACCAATGTAATTTATTTTCTTTTATGATTGGAGACAATATTTTAAAAGAGAATAAATCATATGCCAGCACAATTGACGGCGACCAATGTAATTTATTTTCTTTTATGAATGGAGACAATATTTCAAAAGAGAATAAATCATATGCCAGCACAATTGACGGCGACCAATGTAATTTATTTTCTTTTATAAATGGAGACAATATCTCAAAAGAGAATAAATCATATGCCAGCACAATTGATGGCGACCAATGTAATTTATTTTCTTTTATGAACGGAGACAAAATAAGTGATTGTAAAAATAGGGTGGCATCCGGATGCCAAATGGGTGATATGAAAAATGAAATAAACGCATTGATATTAAATATTATAGTAGTATACAATGAGTGATTACGATTATGTATGTAAACTAAATAGCATTGAAGTTATTAACAGTTTCAATTCATATGACATTCAATTATTTGGATTAGATAAAGATGGAAAATCGTATTCGATCATTGTGAACGATTATAGACCATTTATCTATTTATTTTCAGGAGATGCAATTACGTGGACAAATACACTGAAAGAGAGATTTGTCAACAAATTATGTCAAGATACTGGAATAATGATAGACAGTATAACAAGCGAAATTACGGAAAATCGAAAGTATTATGGATTTGACAATAAAAAACTATATCGGTATGTGAAAATAACATTTAGTTCAATGAGTGATTATAATAAAATGTGTGGACTGTGGTTTAACAAAAATGCAATAACATTCGAGAAGACATTAAAGAAAACAGGATACATATTTCAAAGTCATTCTGTTTATTTGTATGATGCGTTTTTGCCACCCTATTTAAAATTTTATCATATTACAGATATTAGTCCATCTGGATGGATTAAAACAGACATAAGAAAAGCAGTTGGATGCAACGATAAAACGCACTGTGATTATGAAATAACAGTAAGTAAAGACAGTATAACTCCGCTAAAAATGGAGGATTTAGTTCCGTATTTGATATGTAGTTTTGATATAGAAGCACTTGGGAGTCATGGTGATTTTCCAATTGCAAAAAAGACACATCAAAAGTTGGTGGTTGAAATAATCGATGTAATTGCAAGATTTCCAACAGACAATCTTCAAACGCTTATAACACTTTGTATAGTTGATGCCTTTTTTAAACAAGAAGAAACAGAATGTAAATATTCAAAATATATTACGTGTGTATATCCGAAAGTAAAAAGCATAACGCAAAGTGAATTGCGAACAATGTGCAATCGAATGTTGACAAGTGAAATGACAAATCTTGAAAAAGTAAAAATAGAAGTAGATGTCAACAATATTGAAAAAATATTTGCAAAAGCTGAAAATAATAAAAAAGAAGATGATGACCAAGAAGATGATGAAAATGAAGATGATATAGACGATGAAAATGAACAATATGACGATATCAATGATGATGAAGAAAGCGAAGATCGAGAAGAAACGAAAATAGAAAAGATTAACATACGAAACACATTGTTGGGATATATTCAACAAAGAGACAAGATTAAACGGGACGATTTGGTTCAACAAGTGAATGCAATGTTTAAGAAATACATTCCTGAATTAGAAGGCGACATAGTAACATTTATTGGATCAACATTTGTGCGATATGGTGAGAAATTACCGTATTTAAATCATTGTATTGTTTTAGGAAGTTGTGATGTGCCGGAAGATGTGGAAAATTGCGTAATCGAATGTTATCAAACCGAAAGAGAAGTATTATTAGCATGGACTGCACTTATTCAGCGAATGAATCCAGATATGATGATAGGATACAATACAAATATGTTTGATTATCGCTTTTTATTTGAGAGAGCGGAAGAGAATAACTGTGTTAGGGAATTTTTGCTATTATCGCGAAATAAAACGCAAGTATGTGGGAATTTACGCGGAGGAAAGTATGAAATCGAACATAAAGTAATGGAAGTAGCAAGTGGAGTTCACGAAACGTATTATATTAAAATGGCAGGACGAATGCAAGATGATTTATTGAATTATTATCGAAAGAATAGTAAATTCGATTCGTATTCATTGGATTTCGTATCGGGTTCATTAATAAGCGATGAAATTGTGAATATACAAATAGTGGATGAAAATGCGACTTTTCAAACAAAGAACATAACTGGACTATCTATTGGGTCGTATATACATATTAAAGTAATGCGACATTCATCTAAATATTTAGACAATGGCAAAAAATGGAAAGTGATAGATATACAACGTGATGAAACAAACAAAATATATACAGTCAAAATAGACGGATATTTATATAACCGACACAATAAAAAAACGGTTTTAAACTGGTGTCTAGCAAAAGATGATGTGTCTCCAAAGAAAATGGCTGAATTAACAAAAGGAACATCAACGGATAGAAGTATTGTTGCAAAATACTGTATACAAGATTGCAATTTGGTGCATCATTTGTTTAGTAAAAGTGATATAATGACGGGATATGTAGAGATGTCGAATATATGTTGTGTACCAATATCTGTTTTAATAGAAAGAGGGCAGGGCATAAAGTTGGCGAGTTTAGTATCCAAATTTTGCAGAGAACGGGGTGTATTAATGCCGGTGATTGCAAAAGGAAGTTATGAAGATGCATATGATGGAGCAATTGTATTAGAACCAGTATGTGATTTTTATATGGAAGACCCAGTTGCGTGTAATGATTTCAATTCATTATATCCGTCGTCAATGATAAGCAATGGATTATCACCAGATGCCAAAGTAATGACGAAAGACTACGATTTAGTGGGAAACATGGTGGCAGAATGGGGTGAAAAGAATGCGGATGGAACATATAAATACGACAATTTGCCGGAATATGATTATATGGATGTTCCGTATATGTTGCAAAAGAATATAATGCAACCGAATGGAAAGGTAAAGAAGATCCATGTAGGAACACGCATATGTCGAATTGCAATATCAAAAGACCAAAAGGATATGGCGATATTGCCAGCAGTGTTGTCGAAATTGTTAGATTCGCGAAAGAAAACAAGAGCAGGACAAAAGAAAGTAGCCGGCACCCATATGTGGGGCGTGTTGGAACAACGACAACTTGGCTACAAATTGTCGGCAAATAGTATTTACGGACAAAATGGAGCAAAAACGAGTTGTTTTTACGAAAAAGATGTTGCCGCATGCACAACCGCAGTTGGAAGACAATTGTTGACATTTGCAAAACGAATAGTTGAAGAATGTTATGATAATACAGTTGTAGAAACGAGTTATGGTAAAGTAATAACCCACGCGAAATATATATATGGCGATACTGATTCTGTATTTTATACATTATATATGACGGAAATAGACGGCAAAACAGAAATCAAAGGAACACGA